GAACAGGACTTGGAGAAACTAAAGTTACAACGGAAATTGTCTTTAGTGATTATGTGACACCTCAAATTGTTATAGAAGATTCGTCCTCAACAAAAACATTAGCTTTCGCGGTTACGGTTTCTAGTAGTAAAATAACCATTACACCGACAATTGTTAATAACCTTACGCTAACGTACTTTAGATAGCCTATGGAAAACGAACAAAAAAAAGAAGCCGGTCACGATATAGCGATTGCCCTGATACAAAAGGACATTGGATATATTAAAGATAGTATGACAAGGCTAGAAACAACCCTCGCAGTGTTTGATAGAAACTTTGCACGTAAAGACGAAACGGACGGAATAAAAAAAGCACTTGAAAACTTTGATAAAGATATTGCAAAAAAACTAGAAACTCTTGATAAAGATTTTAAAGAAACAATGAAAAACAAAGTTGATAGAAATGACTTTGAACCTATGAAGGATACACTAAGAAAGATTAACTGGTTGTTAATTAGCGCAGTGATAGTCGGATTGCTCGCAATTATTATTACTTAAAATCAATTTTATGGATAGCAACAAAACAATCATGGACGACCAACCCTATAACAATTTGAGGTGTCACATAATCACTAAAGACAATTTCCGTTGTAACTTTAGTTTCTCCAAGTCCTGTTCCAGTTATTAAAACCCTTTTTGTATTTCTAGGAATAGGGAAGTACAACTCGCCTGTTGTGAAGTTGTTACTACCGTATTGAGTGATACCGACTTTGTAAATATATTGGCTCTTGTGTTTGTCAGTGACAAGGATTGTTGACGAGCTTAATATCTCCCCTGCTTTTTTAATTTTTGTATCGGGGTTTAATGACAAAGTGCCTGCTGTATCGTCGAGAAAAATGTCGTCCGTAACGTAGTAGTTTCTTTGTTTAGTGTATTTACACTCAAAGTTTATTGCACTCCCGTCTGTAAACATTGTATCGTTACCACCAGAAAGTTTGGAGTGCTTTTCGCCGTTTGTATAAGTTGCGGCGGTATCTCTAATCTGTACAAACCACCCAATAGTCGGGTTGGAGAGGTTACTTGAGTTGTTTGTAATGGTGACAATATATTTTTGTCTTGGCTTTACGTCAATTGCTGATGTAAGCACTTCGTAGGCGACGTACGAAGTTGTCAAGTCTGCCGACGCAAATGTTTTTGTAACAAGCGCCGCTCCTGTTGTCTGACCATCTGTACCGACTTCGTAAATACCCACTGTCAATAAGTTGTTTGGTGTACCTGCACGTTTTAGATACACCTTGAATGACGATATGTTTTCTTGGACTAAACCAGTGAAGAAACTCTGTTTTGCATAAGCTGTCGAATCATACTGTGGTAGGTCTGTTGAACCGGCTGTAAGTGAAATCTCGGTTGCCTCACTAATTGTTTCTGTCGCAACACCAAAAGAAAATCCGCCGGCTATCCCGTCCACTCTAACTTTTTTAACGTCGTCCGTTACGCCTGTTTCGGCGAGAATACCAACATATCTAAAAAGCAACTGGTCATTTGCCGCCGCACTTGTTTTATAAATCTTGCCGTCACTCTCTTTTACATACACAGGTGCCGGTGCGGTGATATTTTCTCCAAGGGTATATGTTTGAAACTTGTCGTTCCATATTTCCTCAAAGTTTGTATTTACCTCTGACGCCAAAATATCTTCTCCGGCGACAAAAGTATTTGTTGGTTCTGTTGCCATAAATTACTCTGGTATGTTTAAGTCCGGTATACCCTTTTTCTCGGGTAACTTCGTGACATCTGATAAATCGGGATTTGGTATGTCCCCGTCGTCAACGCTATCAACCACTTTAAGCGCAACGTCTTTTATCTCGGCAACTTTTTCGCCGTCTTGGTCAATAAAAACTTTCTCAACATCTTTGTACACAATGCTTTTTACTGGCAAGTCATTATTTTCTAGGTCGTTTATAAAATGGTACAAAAAGTTTCGAGCAGGCATACCATTGTGTTGCTCGGGGTCGTAAGAGATTGTTATTTGAAATGTAAGGTCTTCACTGGCCATATTAAGTAATGGTGTATTGGCAAGCAACCGTCATGCTTTCGCTTGACGACTTTACCCAACCACCAGTCAATGCGTGCGTAAAAATACGACCACTATTTGCTGAACCAGTACCATCAATAAATGTTCCAAACTCCTCATACGTTCCGTTTGTGTCTGTCTTTGAATAAAAGAAATCTATAAACGCAATGTTGTCCGTAAAAGAAGCGGACGCGGTAACCTTTCTAAAAACTTCTGCGGTGAGTTGTGTGTCGCCATTTGCCGGTGCGGTTGCACTCGAACCGAGAGCGCCGTAGTTTAAGATACCGGTATAGGTAGTATCGTTAGCCAACCGCGCGGCGAGCACCGAGCGTCCACGTGTTGTAACCAAGTTATCCACAACATATTGTCGAGTAACGAAACGGTCGAGTTGTTTTACAAGTGCTTGATAATCTTGGCGATGGTTTTCGTACCAAGGTTTATTTATATGCTCAATAATTTTTGCCTCAATCTTTTTATAGGCACTTGAAGTAGCATTGTAAACTTTTACAAAATGTCGTCCGTGTATTTTTAGTTTTTTTTGTTCTGTTGTTTGCATAGTATTTTTAACCCCATTCTGACGCGTTCCAAACTCCTTGTGGATTTCCGCCGGGCCCGTACTCGAACGGTGGTGTAACGATGTCTTCGGCAATGGCTTCGGCAATTGACAGGCTTTCGCTTATGTTCACCGTCAAGGGGTCGCGTGATATGTCTTCGGTTATTACAATTTCTTCTGCGATAACTTCAATACGGTCAATTTCTTCACTGGCCAACACGACATTTTCTTGACCGGCCAAACTTTCTAAAAAACTTGTAGCGTTTAGTAAACGTCCACCAAACCTAACGTTATAAGTATACTCTATTGATGTTCCGTCCTCAACCATAGTGGTGATAACTGACTGTATCAAATACTGCGTGTCAACTAAAATACCCCACGTTGGCAGGTTTACCGTCAATATTTGCCCTGCTTTAAAGTAACTTCCTGCTTGTAGTAACCCTGTGCGTGTGGAAAAGTCGGCATTTACTAGAGGGTTTGCATATTGGTCGAGTTCCTTGAGAGCTCGCGCGCGCGCCTCCGCTTTTGACTTTATTGCCGTATCTGTAATGACGTACTCATGTAGTCCGTCTCCTCCCTCAATAGCGGCCATAGCGGTGACACTAGACGCATTTTTTACTTTCACAATAACCGGCACCTCGTATTTATAGCTAACCTCAATTTCGTCTAGGTCTGCCGGTGTAGTGGTTGTGTCAGTACAACGTATAAACTTTTCTTGATAGTTAAACATGAAGTCAAACCCGGTATCTTCGTCAATCGGGTCAACTCCAACATCTTGTGTAACGGTGTTTAATTTTAAATACTCAAAGTCTGTAGGCTTTTCACGTAAAAGCCACTCACGCGCTTCGCCGTCGGCGACAATAATCTGTTGAAAATATAGCGCTGTTTCTTCACGGCCACCTTTTACCACTATTGAGTTTCGTAATTGTGAAACGTCAACACTAATCGAAATGTCAACAAAGTTTGCGCTGGTATCTGTTATCTGCTCGGGAGCGTTGACGCTATCTGGTGCTTTAAAATGTAAGTCTTTTTCGTAATCAATGTACCATTCGTATCCGGTAACTGCACTTAGCTTTTCAAAAGCCTTTCGCAGGCTGATGTGATTAAAGGCGATTGTATTTATTGTTGGACCAACAGCAACGTTGGTTGTTGTAATTCCATATCCTGCGTCAACGTACTGGCTCACTAGGTCTTCAACAATATATTGCAGTGTTTGGTTTTGGTACGTTATTTGCGCGCTTTTGTTTATGGGGATATAGGTATAGTCGGTTGCTTCAATATCGTAAATAAAAAGCTGGCCCTCTCCGACTTCTTGCGGTTGCACTCGTGAGATAAAACCACCAAATAAAAAACGCGACCCGTCTTTAAAAATTATTTCTTCACCCTCTGACGGCGAGCTCTGACTTGTTTTTTTAGTAAGCTGTAAACGAAGTGTGTTACCTCTATTTTGCAACTGTTCGGTAATTTGAGCACTCCCCGTTTTGTATTGAGGCAAAAAGTTTGAGCCACCAATTGTTAGGGTAAGCGCCATACTATGCACTCAATTTGTGGTTTATAAGAAGTGGCCTAAAGTAGTCGTCTAACATTCTGCGCATACGGCTTTCGTCCTCCGCGCTTCTAAACTCGGGGTTATTGATTGTGATATTGATACCGCCGCCCATTCCAAACTTGCCGGCTTTACTTAAAGGCACCACAGCTTCCGGCCCTGCCTC